GCCAAGCTCAAGGTTTTTATCGTCGATCGTGACAGTCGTGCTTTCAACCGTTGTGGTTGCACCCTGAACCGTCAGATCACCAGAGATTATGACGTTACCGCTGGCATCAACCGTGACACGTTGCGTTCCACCCGTCGTAATCCCGACGGTATCCGTACCAGCAAGATAAATACCATTTGCTTGGTCTGAGCTAAAAGCTAGTGCTGGTGCGGCTGCTGTTCCATCAGGCAGCGTGCGAAACAGGTTGGTCGATGTAATCTTCTTCGTTTCGTCGGTACTTATATCGACAACAGGCAGGACATCATCTGCGGCTAGCGAGCCCGCAGCATTGAGTTCCGTAATCTTGATATTGGCCATAGCAGTTAAGTCTTGATGACGTACATCATTGCCACGTTACGCGGTCTTGCCTCGCCAGCAGCGCTATTAGCCACAGTCACACTTGCTGAAATGCCAGTCGTCTTGACCTCAGATCGACCGGTATTGGCACTGTTCGTGACAGAACCAGCTACATAATCCTGTCTGGAATCGTTGCCGACAAAACCGGCTGTAGAAAAACGAACGTCCTGACCGGCTTTATCTCCAAGGCGATTACTACTGCCGCTAATACTTGTAGTACTTACAACGTAATGAAAGTGGCCAGGGTCAGTAATGGTTGAACTTGCACTGTGATTGTGTTGTTTGTTGTTGTCGCTCTGTGAAGTGCCAAAGTTACGGCCACTATCTACACCGCGAGAATCGTCCCAACCACGAACAAACTCACCACGTAAATCTGGAACGTTGAACGTACTGCTGCCATCACCAGCTCCATGCGTCGTACCGATGATTGCGAACAAAGCCGCATACGTTGTTCGGCTAATTGCAGTTCCATTACATTTCAAATAACCACTTGGTGCGGTGGTTGTCGCCATCATGTGAACCGAACCAGTTGGCACAGCCTGCGGCAAAGCAGTAAAGCTCAGGTTGCCGCTGCCATCTGATTGCAATACATCATTCGCATCGCCATCACTGTTTGGCAAAGTCAGCGTGATGTCGCTGCTTACATTTGATGGAGCCTGAATCGCAATGAAGTTGCTGTTGCTGCTGTCGCGCAGCCTTAGTGCTTTGCGATCCCGAATCGTGATGCCGTTGCTGTCGAAGTGAGCACGTCGCGTTCCACCAGTAACAATGCTGAAATCGTCCGCACTGTTTTTGAAGAATCCAGTATTTGTGTCTCCGGTAAAGGCAATCGGCAGGCTGCTTACCGTTCCAGCAGGTATGGCAATATTGCCGGTAAACGTAGGACTAGCTTTCCCCGCGAGACCTAAGTTCGCTTCAGAAAGCGTTCCAACAGTAATAAAGGCAGAATCAGCAGCATTGCGGATCTTCAGCGCATCATTGCTGGTGTCCGCAAACCACATGAACGCTGAGGTTACGGCTGGTTCTGACGCTCCAGAGTTATTGCTGAAGAGCGCGTCAAAGTTATTGTTCAGGTCAGCACGGACAGAGCTACCCGAGGCGTTTTGTATCTGCTGGTCAGATTGTGCCATTAGCCTCGTCCAAAACCGACAGCGTTCCAGCGCACCGTTTTGACGATCCGGCTGTTGCTTGAATTGTAGACGGAGATGTCAAAACTAGAACCGCTGCTGTCATTTGAAATGACGTAGTAGTCAGTGGTGTTCGTTGCGTCAAAGATAATCCCGATAGACGGTTTGACGTAGAACTGGTTGCCCGTTCCAAAGTTGACTGTTGTTTCTCCGCTGGCGCTAGTTGTAACTGCACCTGACAGGCTGCGATAAGGCATCAGTGCCTTGACGCGCAACTGATCAACCGAAATCTGAGCCGTGTCATCACCAGTTTCAAACTCGGCTTTTAGCTCAAACGCACGGCACTTAATCTCTGCATTGTTGAAATGACGCCAAGACGTGAAGTTTGCATCAACGTAACCTGACCCTGGTGGCGCAAGCTCTGTCGTCCGAACGTATAGCTTCACATCACAGGTGGTTGGAGTCGTGCCATCAAAATCTGCGATGGAGTCAAAATCAATAGCGTCATCAATTAAGTTCGTGGCTGGGAAGTACGACCTAGCGCGAAGAGTGCTTTCAAGTCGCAAACTGCCGACGTGAGTCAACGTATAGGGATTGCCACTAAACGCATACTCTCCAGTTGTATGCAATGCAGAGCCGTTGGCTGCCATCTCTAATTCTTGGTCAACCCCATCAACGCTTAAGTTTGTTTTCGTTCCAGAGAACGCCGTATCTTCTGTTGAGGACAGGGCTGAAACTTCTTCTGTACTTTCAAGCTCAGGCTTGGTGTACTCGATCAATGCAAAGTTCACGCTCTCACGACCACCAGAGTCGATGAACTTCATTGAATACGTTCCAGACTTCAGATCTGCGTAGGCTTCTGTTGCAGATCCTGCAATCTCCTCAGAGATGCTGGTCGAATTACTCCAAGTGACGTTTGACGTATTTGGAGAATGGCGCAATCTGACGTGACCACCATTTCGTACATCAAGGTCAAGTGACTGACGCCAAGTCAGCTTGGCCTGCCCGTTAACGGGAATCATGTCAAAAGTAATGTAATTAGGATTCGCGCCACCACCTGACAAGGTTTCGTCAGTATCTAATCGAGGTGGAGCTGTTTTTCCTTGGATCGAAAAATTTTCGATTGAAATGATGCTGCCACGATTTAAGTAATTTCTTGCTTGTACTTGCACCTGAAGAGTGCCAGCACGAATATCGCGAATGGTCACTGAAGGCGAAGACGTAACTAAGGTCTCAAAGTTGTCGTCATCAATGCGGTACTGAACACGGAACTCACTAATGTTGATTCGATCGTGCTGCCAACTAATCGACGTTCCAACAAACACACCTTGCCCTGTTTCATACAAGAATTCTTCAGAGACAATAGTGTCGACTGGGTTTGGAGTAGCCGACAGGTTTGTGATGTCTCGATCGGTTAGCTCATTGTCTGATTCAATAGCGTCGTAAATCGTGGCGTTATAAGCTGCAGCACTTACTCCATAAACACCCTCTTCTGATTCGGCAACAGAGATAACTCTAAATTGCTGCGACTGAATATCTGATGTTTGTACTAAAAACACTGAGCCAGCAGTTGGTGCTTGGCTGAATGCAGTCGTCACATCAATAGTTGCTGTTCCATTGGATTGAGGCTGAATGCCACCTGCAGGAATACTTCTCGTTTCAGCAATACCACTTGCCAGCATTACTGAAAGTTTTGGGTCATTAGTGCTGCTTGCCGTACTAACCGCAAGGTTTGTGCTGTTATCTACGACAACTTGAGTCGTTGTTGCAGAACGAACTCGACCACTACGTCTGACGCCAGATCGAACTGGATCGGCAATGTCTACAACATGACCAGGGCGCAAAATAATTCCGCTATCTATGCCAACCGCAAACTGACACGTTTCTGTCAAATTCTGTTCGGACAGTAATGTCCACTTACCAATCCTGTGCGCTTGGCCTTGGCTATAACAACCAATGGCTTTGATGTTTTTATTGATAATTCCGTACTTAGCAACAGCCTCATGATCCTCTACATACTCATATTCTGTATCTCCTAGAGTGTCGTAGTTTTGGTAGGCAACTGTTGCGACAGTGTGACGAGCTTTCTGCGCCGTTCCAGAATATTCAAAGTTGCCATCAATTACGTTTGACGGGCCAAGAGCGTAAGAAGAGTCTGTTGGCCTGTCTTGATTAAGTACTAATGAGCCAGCTCCGTAATAAGCAATGCCACGGAAGATAGCTGTCATTTCTTGGATGACGTTGTAAACCTCAGCACGAGTGTTGATCAGCATGTTGAGACTAAAACGAGGTTCTTGCCCGCCTTTGCCGTCATCGACTAAAGCGTTGCAATACTGGCTGACAGAGAAAAAGTCATACTTATCAAGCGAAGATTCAGGCACAGAACATCCGTACCTAGTGTCCGTAAGCAAGTCATATAAACACCAAGCTGGATCGTTTGTCCAAGTTGCAGCCTGGAACGTTCCATCCCAAATGCCGGAATATGTAATGCGACCCAAATGCGTTGTTGTATCTACCGTCGCGTTGCTTGGAATCTTGACCTTGATGCCACGAATCAAATATTTACGAGACGGAATGCTGCTGAACTCGCGAGAGTCAAATCGAAGCGCAACAAGCGCAGAGTTTGGATAACTAAATTTCTCCTCAATAATCTCGGTATAACTTTGAAAAATAGTTGAGCTGGCACGTTTTTGGCTTGTTTCGTCAGCACTGACTCGCACCATGCGAACTTGTACGTTGGTACTACTTGTCAAGTTGACCATGTAATCGCGCTGATACCTGTTGCTGCTTTTCCCGCTAATTGTGTCTGTAATTACGTCGTTAAACCCACCACCGTCATATTGAATTTGTATTTTTATCTGAACGCTGTGGCCAACAATATCGCCGTCATCTTCAACTTTTTGCAGCCCAGGAATTGTAAGCGTTACACGAAGACGATCGACCTCCGACGCAAGAACATTACGAGTGACAGGCGTGCCGTTTGTTACTTCAACGTTGACACCCCTCTCGACTTGCGTTGAGGCAAAATCTCCTGGGATATGGTTTTGCGCTTGAGTGCCGTTGCGTGTAGTGACGCTATAGCCACTGAAGTTGTTGCTGCCGTCTGCATTTTGGACTGGCGTGCTGTCTAAAAAAATACTTTTATTGCCGTCGTCTAAACCCTGAATTTCGCCTTCGCTAATTAAATCTAAGACGTTTGCAAACTGGATCGACTGCAGAGTGTCGTCTGCTTCAGTAGGCGTACCACCACCACCGCCACCTTTGCCGCCACCACCACCCGCGCCAGCAACGTATTTAGTCTCTGTCATGCTTGTTTCTGGTCAACGTCAAGGCTGCTAGAAAGCACTGCTGATCCAGCGAACACCCTTCCATAGGCTATCGGTACTGGCAGCCCCTGCTTTGAGGTATTTACAACGTTGGAGAATGTAAAAGATTCAAGCTGCACTGATTCGTCAAGAGAACTTGGCTCAGGCTGTGGCGAGATTGATTGAGCAATACCGCCAAGCACCAGTGCAATACCAAGGTTGCCTGCAAATGCCGCTGCCGTTGCAGCAAAAGTGGCTGGAATAGCAGCAGCGGTTGCTGTAGCGGCAGTTCCGGCAGCTGTAAATCCTGCTCCGGCAAATGCTGCCCCTGGAACGGTTATTGCAATAGCAATCAACGCAGCCCCAAGCAAAATTTGACCAGCACCCCTGCCCGCACCAGCGATTACAGGCGTAATGCTAAAAACTTCTTTTTCGCTCCAAGGCATCACTAAGGGACTTAGGTCGTCAGTGATGTGCTCCTTAGAAATAGTTACTCGATAACCAACGCCGTCTTTTTCGCTATCCATCAACCATTTTTCTAGGCCAGGAAAATTGACACACAACGCTTTGATTGCTTGCGCTGGTGTTGCTACGTCAAACTCAAACCGACACTGGCCTAGCCGCTTCCTAAGTGCGCCGTAGACCTTAACGACTTTCATGCCTTAAGGCGCAAGCAGTGCTCTTCCCATAGTAACCGCCATAAAGATCCCTGCTAGACAGCCTGCCCTGCACATGATGCAAGATTTGCTGATCACCTAGATAGATCGCAGCATGATTCGGCAATGGCGAAACTAGTTGCATCAACAGCAGATCACCGCGTTGCACCTCATCAACTGGAATCTTGCGGAAGCCTTCTGCCGCAAAATTGTCTAGATACAGATTTTCGCCGCGATCCCAAAACTTGTCACGCCTTTCATAATCTCGCAACTCCACGCCCCACTCTTTCTTGTACCAGTCACGCACGAGCGTGTAGCAATCGATGATGCCAAAGGAAAATTCACGCCCCACATAAGGCAGCTCAAAGCCAGTTGGCTCACAGCCTCCCCAAGCCTCCGTATTGGGATTAACGATGAACCATGGCAGTTCTGATTTTTCGCACGCAACCTTGTCGGCAACTGATGGCTCAGGCTTGGTTTTTGGATGGCTATGCACAATCGCTACGACTTCCCCTTGGTCCTCCACAACGTTCCAACCGTTAAGGATGAAATGCTCATCAGGTGTTTCAGCGATGTTTTGGCACGGAAAATACTTGCGTCGTCCTTTAATTACAGCAACCAGGCCGCAGCACTCACGAGGGAACTCATCCTTGGCGTGCTGAAGGATTTCAGCCTTCATTGCGGCTGTTAGCTTCATCATTTGGTTAAGCCAGCTCCAGGGAACGATCCAAACGGGAGTTCTGCGTTATCACCAAAACGGCACTTGCAACTAGCGACTCGTTTGCCGCATACGTCTTCAGCATCAGTCGTTACGCCCTCGTTGTTTACGTCAAACCGCGTGTAGGTAACACCATCAATCTGTTTGCCTGGTCCGACAGCGGGGTTATAACCACACTCTGATGACTTATAAATCCACTGACAAACGTTTGCGATGATCTGACGTTTTGGTAGCTTCTGCCCAGCTAAGTCGAACTTGCTGGCTAGTTCAAACGTCACTGAGTTACGCGACTCGTTTGCTTTGCGATCAATAAACCATCGCTCTTGCGGGAACTCAGCATTAGGGTCGGCAACACCACTTGGATTACCAATATTGCTAAAGATAAAGGTATCCCCGCCCTGCGTTATCAACGTGTTTCCGTCTTGAGTAATAGCGGTGTCGTCAAATCGAAAGTTAATGTCATCAAGATATTTTTTGAGAGTGCGGATCCTGCGAACTTCCGCTCCGCCAAGGTCATTACCAGCAGTCGTTGCATTTACTAATGCAAGCAAAATAGTCATTGTGCCGTCTAAATTACTGACGGTTAATGTGGGACGTGGCAACGTTCCGGTGTTGGAATATTCAAAACCATCCGCTGCAATTGGTAGCCTGACGTATTCCTGAGAATTAAAGACTACGTTTGCTTGTATATTTACATTATTTCTGGACATGCCGTTGTGAAAACGATACACATCTGAACTGCCGTGCAAACTATTATCTAGGCGCAATTCAAAGAGTTCAATAACTGCACTTGGGGAAAGCTTCAACAGCTCCTCATAAACGCTGCTAATTGCAGTCCATGTGACGCCACCATCAACAATCGTGCTGCCTACATCTGTTGGCCAACTTGGCTCGGTGCTAGCAGACGTTCCAGCAACCGCACATTGGAAGAACAGGCCGGTTGCTTGATCTGTTGTGGAACGGCGAATATCACCAACAGAAAATGCGGTGGTAGCGGCCCAGGACGATACAGCCATTACGGTTCAAATACTTCTTGGAATGTTGCCTGAATATTTGCCAAGTTTGAATAAGGCAAGGTTTTTGACCAAGAAGGACAAATCCACTTGTAGGTATCCGAATCGTCAGGAGGAGACCAATCAAAGGATGCATTGTCATCAGCGCGAGCGTCTAAGAATGCCTCAATAGTGTCTGCTTGCGCTTCAGTGATATTTCTCCACTCCAAAGACCACTGTTTCGGATTTTGATTTAAACCAAAACTCAGTCGAGCCTGATATCCATCACCGAATTGGACTGTACGAACAACAGGCTCGCTGCGCTTTTGCGCTCCGTAAGAAGGATCAATAGAAGGAAATACAGCCATTAGCGTGAGAGTAAGCCTCCAGGTCGTTTCTGCTTCACTAGTTCCTGTTGTACAGCAATACCAATAGCTTTGCCTAGCTTATCTGCTTGGCTTGCATCGCCCTCAACAGAAGAGCCAGCAGCGTCAACATTGACGACTACATTGCCTACTCCACTGCCAGATGCTTCAACCCCAAGCTTGCCGTTAGCACCACGACGTAACGGCATGATCGCTTCAGGGCCAGCCTCCCCCATAAGCCCGGCACCATTTGCCATCGGGAATAGTGTCGGCTTGTTGACGATGCCGCCATACGCATAAGGAACAATCTTGTTCTTGGCGAAGACATTGCCGTTGGCATTCATATAAGCCTGAATCCCTTCAATGTTTAATTCACCACCACCTCCACCACCACCGCCGCCGCCAAGTCCAAGGAAGCTTCCAACTCCTGGTATTGCACCTAAAGCTCCGAACAGTGCTTTCTTGGCAAAGATGCGAGCCAAATCACTAATAACAGAGTTGGCAAAATCACGGAAGTTAGCCTTGCCAGTAGTCACAAATTCTGCAAACGCATCGCCAAGACCTTCGACTGCGCTTACGCCCAAATCACTAATAGACTGAGTGACATTTATTGACTCATCGAATATTTCACGTAGGCCCTTCTTGAACTTGCCTAAAGGACTTGCTGCTTCTTCAAGCGCAGCTTGTACTCTTTCAAGCTGCTCTGGAAACAGCTTAGTAAGCTCAAAGGCTTGCTGCCTAATTTCCTGCTGGTCAAATTCTTCCTGAGTAATCTCTCCTGTTATTAATTTAATTTCGCTCAGAGCAACTGCTTTTTCTCGTTCTTTTATAAGTTTTTGCTCTGCTTCCTTTTTGTTGCGTTCTTCTAACGCAAAGATGTCGTTAGCAGTCTTTACTTGGATTCTATTAAGTTCTACTCTTTGCCTTTGAGGGAGAAGTGACTGAGCTGCTGCTATTGCCGTTTTTTCCTGCGCTAATATTTGCTCTTTAGTTATCTGAACGCCTTTTTTCCTTAAATTATTTGCTCCAATTAATTTGTTTGCCATCGCTTCGGATATGTCCTTCGGTCCTGTGCCGCCTCCTGTGCCGCCTGTGCCGTCAGGATTTAAGGGGTCAAATACAGTCTTCTTTGCCTTCACTGCGAAGTCAGAAGGGTCAACCTTGAGACCCGCTTCAAGTTGTTTTAGTCGTCCAGGTCTGAGAAGCTTTTCTCTTGTTACGTCTAAGTCAGTCTTTTGACCAGCTAACTGGAGAAGGGCTTGTGGTATAAGTCTCCTTAGTCCTGTAGCCGTGCTGTTATCTGGCTTTTGATCTTCCGCAATTTGCGCTCGCAGCCCAACAGCTTCTTTTCTCATTTCCGCTTGACTTTCTTCTACCTGCTTTTTGGTCATGCCCTTAAATTGAGCAGCTGGATCTTTTATTCCCTGATTAATTGCATCAACCTTTTGGTTGAATTCGGCTAGGTCTCCAAATCCTTTAGTTATGAAATTAATGCCTACTGTTACCACCCCAAGCGCAGCTAGGCCGGTCAATGCATTCTTTAGAAGTGTTACCTTGCCAGCGGAAGTCTGAGCTACATCTCCTGTAATTTTCGCTTTAGTTCCTGCAGCAACAACTCCAGCAAATGAAGTTTGAATTCCAGCTAAACCTTTAATTGCTAGATGCGCTAATCCAATTTTTAAAGCTAGATCGGCGAAAAATCCAACCACCTCTTTGTTGTCACCAACAAATTTAGCTAAAGCAAGAAGCCCTAACACAAGCTTGCCAAGTTCTTTCACTACAGAAATAATCTCATCTTTAAATTCAACAAGCACTTCTCCAGCAAAATCTTGAATTTGAGCGCCAATAGGCTGGATAGCAGTTCCTAGTTCAAGCCTGAAAGCATCTACAAGAATGTTTAGTCGAGCCCCAGCTGACGCAGAACTCCCAGCAATCTTCTTAGCAAGATCTTCAAACTCAAGCCCTGTATCAGAAGCAAAAATCATTAATTCGTTCAGACCAACAGTACCCGCCTTCAGCTCCTTCTGAAGTTTTTGCATTGCTTCAGGGCCTGTCCCAAATGCAGCCTTAGCAAAGCGGACTACTGCGCCTGGTAAACGCTCACCGAGCTGCCCAGAAAGTTCTTCTGCGCTGACCTTTCCTTTGGAGAATACCTGCACCATCGCAGTGATTGCAGATCTCACATCATCTGCACTTCCTCCAGTAGCTATAACGGCAGAGCTGATCCCTCTAAAGACAATCTCAACATCTGTCAGGTTGCCCCCAGCACCTATTACAGCAGCGGAAAGCCTAGTTATGCCAGTGATTGAGTCAATAGCAGAAATATTAAAATCCTTTGTAGCTGAATTTGCCGCTGCGATTGCTTGATTAAATTCAGACTCGCTGCTTACAACTCCCCTCAGTCCAATTTCTAGCTTTTGGATTTGTGCCGAATAGTCAGCTGCAGCTCCAATAGCCTTTCTAATACCAGCAGCCTGAGCACCTATTGCAGCACCTGCAAATGCACCTTGAACCCCTCCAAGACCAGCGCCTGCCAGTCCACCCAGTGCGCCTTCAGGGCCACCAAAAATTCCGCCAGAGATAACTGCACCAGCTACCTGTGTCGCCTGACGGGCTCCTCCACCTCCACTTCTACCTTGAGCTTTGTTTAACTGTCTCTCATATTTTGCAATGTCAGCAGTTAGCTCTTTGAACTCCTTACTGTTGATATCCGCTTCTCTTCTTAATGCTCTTAAGGCAGTAACTTGCCCTTCAATCGTGCTAATGCTTCTATTTCCTTGCTTTGCAAAATCATTTACTGATCTTCTTACTTTGTCTATCGAAGGGCCGGTCTGTCCTGCTGTTACTTGTAGCTTTTTTATTGAATTTCCAATCTTGTCAATTATCTGCTGAGAGCCTGATCCCGCCTTGAAATCAAGCTTGATGGAAAGAGTGTCAATTGCCTTTGCCATCAGAGCTTTTCCTGAGTTCCTTTAGGGCTGCCGCCTCCATTATCTGAAGGCGCTCGAGCATGTCTCTACGATCCTCCACATTGTAGAGGCCAAACAAGCCATCGGAACCTAGCAGTACCTCGTATTTCAATCCGACATATCCACTCATTGAAACCTGCCACTGGGTCTGCAGTCGCAGAAACATAATGACTGCATCCCAGTTCTCTTCCCAAACCTCAAAATCCGTGGACTCCTTTGGCTTTGGCTTTGGCAGGGTTATTCCAAAGGCAGCTGCATCATCATTGGTCTTGTCCTCGACTTCTACGCCGCCGGACGCCCAATAAATCGCAGCTTCTCTTAGTTTCCCGCTTCCGCCCCCTCATAGGTTTTGGTGTAAGCCGCAAGGACAGCTTTCACCCAATCAACATCGTCAGCAAATTCTTCAAGCTCCTTTCCTGAAAAAGGCACTTCTTTCCCTTCCTCATCTTGGATGCCTTCCCACCCAGTCATTACTTTCTTCAGCAATGGCAACCCTGACTCCTCTCCGAGAGACTCAAGCTCAGAAAGCTTTACTCGCTTGAATACAGCTGTAAATTCAAATTTGTCGAACTCTCCCGGACGATCTTCACTAGGTTCTGTTACTTGTACTGGCCACTTGAAGGTTTTAACCTTTTTGCGTACAAAAGCCATTGGGTAAGTGCATAAGCAGAATTAGCTTACACAAAAAAAGGGAGCCCGAAAAGGCTCCCTAAAACACAACAACCAATTAATCAGGTATAGATCAGATCAAACTCAGCATTGGCTGCAGAGTCAGGTACGCAGGTGTAAGGGATCTCCAGCATCGCAATACCGTCCTGATCTCCATAGGCCACATCGCCAATGTCCACCTTGGAAGAGGTGAATTGAACAATGTTTCCTGCAGTCGAACCGTGAGTGAACTGAAGGTTGCCTAGTGCTGCATCGTCATCAACCGCAGAAGCGAAGAAGTCCTTGGTCGCCATAAGCACAGCCTCAATCGAAACTGAACCGGACACAGCACGATCCGTAATCAACACTTCTTTAGTGCCTCCTACAAGCTCGCGGTAAACCAGTGACGTTCCCAAGTCCATAGAAAGGGACTGCAACGCTCCGGCATAAGAAAGCAGAGCAAAACTGCTTGTGTTGCCATTCTTGAAGATCAAAGGATCGTCTTGATTGGCATAAGTCGGAGTTGGCAGCGCAGTGTCGTCTGGAGCGTTGTAGATGCCAGTAAACGCAAAGTCCAAAGAAGGAATTTCTCCAACATTGGCATTGAGCGTCAAGTTCCCTCTACAACCAGTCACCTTGTGGCGAACGCCATCGATGTTGTAGTGAATGGTGACGCTGTTGAAGCCACTGGACTCTGGCTCATATTTGACGCTGGTGTTTGCAGCAATTGTCTCACTCAATCCACAAGCCTGAAGGGCTTTTCCGTACTGAGGAGCCGTTCCAGCAGTACCGGACCCAGCTAGTTCAACACTGAAGGTGCACTCAACCTTTGTGTTTGCAAGCAGCTGCTGAGAAGCACCTAGGTAAGGACGAATCAAGTCGCGGCTAACGACATCACTCGACTGAGGAGTGATGCTCAGATCTCTTACCAGGACTGCGTCGGCTCCGGTCGGAGTTGGATCCGACCCGTAGCTCGACTCCGTCTCTACCAGAATCAAGCGTTTGCGTAGTAGCAGTGCCATCGGATGTTCCCTGTGATGGTTGTGGTGGAAGCGTACGCATAATTAAAGTGCGAACGCCTGTTTCGGGATCCAGCAGGTAGCTCCCGCCTTGACCACTGTGTTCATCTGCCATGGTAAATGGAGAGCGTGGTTAGGTTTCAGCGTAGCCCGACTTAATTATTGAGTTAAATCAGCAACCTGAGTGCGATATCTAATTTCAAATTCGCAGAAGATAATCCCAGCTGGCTGATCGGCTTCAAGCAACTGAAAACTTGTCTGAGCAGGTTCTACGTCGATCGCGTATCCCCCCAGTGTCAGGTCAGCCATCATCTTGCTGTGCAAAGACTGAATAGTGTCATCAGCAGCTTGATCTGGAACCGTACCTCTCTCTATCACTACGATCCTGACGCGAAGAGTCCAGTCCAGCGTGGGCAGGCTGGTGTTCTGAACCGGAGTGTCTGAAACAGGCTCAATGATGATCGCAGGCGACTCTGCCCTGCTCATTGGCTCTACACGACTTCTATAAATCCTTGTACCTACCCCCGTCGTACCTGTTAGTGCCGTCTTGATGGCAGCAAGGATGTTTTCGCGCTTTGTTGTCATCGAATTAATCCTTCATCAGCATCACACGCATAATCTTGCCATCGTCAAGCAACATTTGCTCCCGCACCGTATAAGCAACGCTATCAACAGTCATCGCGTCTCCTCTTGAGACAGCTGAAAAATCTGAAGTCTTGACCACAACTGCATAATCAGTGGTCAACACAACTCCATCAGCAATAATTTCGTTAGGCGATTCAAAGTAGCCAACACTTGTAGTTGATCCTTGAACGACTGGGACCGTAAAGCCAGGCGTATCAAAGAAAGCGTCGAGATCTTCTGTAAATGAAATCGCCATAAAAAAAAGACCCCCGGATTACCGGGGGTTATGAAACAAATCAGCCGTACTTAGGAGCTGCAAGTCCAAGGACGCTAACTGCGCCTGCACCTGTGCCACCTGCCACCGTCACGACACACTTGATGAATCGCTTGGTCTCGTCGCTGTTTACGACAAGCTGCTCAACCAATGCAGTGTTAGCAGTGGTTGTAGTGAATGCAGCGCCAGAAACATCGGTGTAAGTACCACCGCTGGTATCTGATTCAGTCAGTTTCACTGCATAGGTGATACCTGAACCACCTGCTTCAGCATCAAGGCTGAGAGCAATGTCGCCTTCATAGTCCTGGAGATCAACTGCAGAACCAGTCTTGGTCGCAGTTGTCACGTCATTTGCAATGAACGTGAGCAGAGTCGTGGCTCTGCGAGTGTTGCCGATGCTCATTCCTTAGTCCTCTTGCGAGTAGTGGTCTTTGGCTTGGGAGCCTTCTCTTCAGAAGGCGCTTCTTTAACTGCAGGCTCTTCAACCGAAGCTTTAACTTCTCCCTTGAACTCGACAGCTTTGCCGAGATTGATCAAAGTTGCAGCTTGCTGGTATTCAACCTCCAAAATGGAGTCCGCCGAAACGGACTCCCCGGAGATCATTACCTGTCTCAGAATTTCAATCTTCATGAGTCAGAAACGATTGAACAAGTCACCCGTTATCAGGTGCCAAGGCAGAATGCGCCAGCTTGCTTGACTGCAATGTCAAGATCCTGCAGGGCGATGATCCGAACAGTTCCAGCAGTTGCGCCAGCGTAAGGATCAACCGTCAGGTCGAGGCCAGACCACATGCCCATGATCATCATGGAGAAATCACCAAACAGAGCGTCGTTGTTAGCGAGCTGGTTGGAAACGATTACGGGGTAACCGTTGATCTGATCGTTTTCGTAGACGAACTGAGCAGTGTTGGAAGCCTTCTCAGTGCTCTTCAGTGCGCCACGGGCAGCAGCGTTGATGATGTAGCGCAGTGAGCCAGCATCAGCGTTTGCAGTTGCAACATCGGTTTCCATGCCGATGTACTCGGCGAAGGTGCCGAAGGTAGTGATGGTCTGTGAACCAATGCCGGTGGTATTGGTCAGGCCCAAAGGCTGGTTAGAAGAACCGGTGCCGTAGATGGCAGCGCGATCAATCTCAAGTGCAATTACACGAGCCAGGTCGTTGCGAACCATTGACTCAACGCTGATGTCTGACTGAAGCAGCAGACGACGTGAGTAATCAACAAAAGCACCAACTGTCTTGGGGCTCATGTTGACCTGATCCACAGCAGGCTGTGATTCAGAAGGTGATGCAGATTCGCCAACCCAGTAAGCGGTGCTAGCGGAAGACTGACGTGGAATCGAGATGTTGCCTTGCAGCCCGGTCAGCGTGGTTACGCCAGCCTGAGCAATTGCGAGACGGTTGCGGAGCAGGTCGATGAACGAACCTGAGAGCAGTACATCGTCAACAAGGTTGCCACCGGCAGTTGCTGTGCCGACGTTCAAGTCGCGGCGCAGAACCTCGTTAGGCACCACGATGCCGTTAGAAGAACGCTCGTACTGCTTAGCAGCAGCTTCGCCTACTTCAATCTCAAACTCAGCATCACGACGTGCTGAAGCATCGTTTTGGTTCGCGAGATAATTTAGAGCGCGAACAAAACTGAAGTTTTTGACTTCGGCTTGAGAAAGACCAATGTCGTTAGATGTGACATCGGTGGAGCGAATTGGCTGTTCCACTTGAGAAGTTCCGATTTTTTCGAGGAATGCAGCAC